TTCATTAATAATAATAATAATAATAATAATATTTAAGGTATTTTATAAAAAATATAAAGTTTTTGTCACCATTATACTAAATGAATTTAGATATATTAAAAAAATATAATTCATCAAATATTTTTTCAGAAAAACAGTATGTATTTAATGAATTAAAACTATCAAATGAATTAATAAAAGAATTTCATAAAAAATTACAATATTATAAAGTTATTGATAATATTAGTCAAATAAATGAAGGTAAATATATTAGATGGATAAATATTTATACAAATAAGCTAACAAATGGAGCATTAGTATATGATGTAGAAATAAGTGATGTAGATATATTAATATATTGTAAAACCATAAATAATAAATTTATTACAATATCTTATAATAAAAATGTTTTATTTGAAAAAATAAGTGATGATGAGTTATTATTAATTAATGTAGTAGATAATTTTAATAAATAAAAATATTTTTATTTAGTATGAAGAAGTGTATAATATTTGATTTAGATGAAACAATAGGATATTTTACACAACTTTATATAACAATTTTAAGATTTGAATCATTATATGATATAAAATTATGTTATAAAAATTATCATAATTTATTTAATGAATTTGAAAATATATTTAGACCAGGAATATTTGTATTATTAGCTTATTTAAATGCTTTAAAAAAGAAATATCCTATAAAAATAATTTTATATACGAATACAACTATGTGTGATAGTTTTATAAATCATATAGTAAAATATATAAATAATAAAATACATAGTGAGGAAAATATATTTGATGATATGATTACATTATCAAGTTCATGTAGAAAACATTTAACAAAACAATTTATAGATATACGTAAATGTATAAACTATTTAACAAATGGATATGTATTTTTAATAATAGATAATGAAAACCAGATTATGTTAGATAAATTATATTCAAAATTAATGATAGTAAATAGTTATAAATATTTATATTTAATATCAAATATATGGAATGTTATACATAAGGAACTAAACATAAAAAAAAAATATAATATATTAGATAATAAATTTATAAATGGAAATAATAATGTTGAATTATATGATATATGTAAAAATGATGTATTAAAGATATTTTCTATAATAAATAAATTTATAAATATAGAATATATAAATGATAAATAAAAAAGAAATATTATTAATATTAATATTAGTAATATTAATAGGTTTACAAATATATAATTTTATAGGAAAAAAAGAATCAAAATATAGTACATATGTATTATATATACCCGATCGTTATGACTATATAAAAAAAGAATTAGATAAAACAACATTAAATCCTATATTTATTGAAGGTTATGATAAAAATAAGTTAAGTAAATCTCTAATAGATGAACAAGAAAAATCATCAGGTAAAATAGCATGTCATATGGGTCATTTATATATATTAGATAAGTTTCTTAAAAGTGATGATGATTATGCCTTTATTTTAGAAGATGATATTTATTTTACTGATCATAATATAATAAAAGATAAAATAGATTATATTATAAATACTTGTCCAAGAGATTCTGACATAATTTTCGTATCATATTGTTTAGAAGATTGTAAATATATAGATAAAATGAAATTATTTAGTAAAGGACAAAGACCATTATGTAGACATGCTTATATTGTATCTAGGAGATGTGCTAAAGTAATATTAAAGGAAACATGGCCAATGACTAAATTTAATGGTCCTGGTGGAGATAATAGTTATGTAAATTTAATTAAAAATAAGAAAATACAATCATATACAGTAAATAATGATTTCATTAATATAGAACAAAATAGAACTAAGTTAGGAAGTAAGTTAGGTGATTATGATTCAGCTAAACCGCCTCCTAGGTGTATAAACTAATGTTCCATTCTTTTTTCAAGACAGGTTAAACAAAGATATTTATTATTATATTTGCCGCATCCAGTAAAATGAAGTATATAATTTTTAGAGCTACATGTAAATTGATCTAAATTACAGTCAATACATGTTTTAGGAATACCAAGCCATTTAATAAATAAGTAACATGGAAAACATTTTTCAGCAAATGAATTATGTCGCATATAATAGTTATATATATAATAATATATAGAGAATTTATTATTATTAGTAATGGAAAATGAAGAATTATTAGTTGCTGTAAAACGTTGGATAGGCGTTGAAGAAGAGATAAAAGAATTACAAAGTAAGTTAAAAATTTTAAAAAGTAATAAAAAAATATATACAAAAAATTTAGCAGAATTAATGAATAAAAAGAACATAGATGGTTTAAATTTAAATAATGATTCAAAATTAGTATATAAAAAAGAAAAAGTAGTCGGAGGAATTACAAAAAAAATATTAATATCATCATTATCAGAATTTATAAAAGATAGCGAAGATTTAGATAATATAATTTCATATATATTATCACAAAGAAATGAGAAATATAATGATAAAATAGAACTTAAGTAATTAAATATATAAAAATTGATATTATTATTTAAAATGAATTTATATAATAATAAATAGTACAATAATGGATGAAAAAATGTATGTTTTAAAAAGAAATAATGAAGAACAAGAAATTAATTATGATAAAGTATTAGAAAGACTAAAGAAGTTAGCAAGTAAATTAAATTTAAATGTAAATTGTGGCCAAATTTGTATGAAAATAATGGAACAAACTCACAATAAAATTCCAAGTGAAAAGATAGATGAACTATGTGCTGAACAAGCAGTATCATTAAGTACTGTTCATTATGATTATAATAAATTAGCTAGTGCTATATGTGTTTCAAATTATCATAAAAAAACTTCAGGAAAATTAATTAAAACAATAAATTCATTATATAATTTTAGAGATTCAAATAATCTACATACTCCAATTATAAGTAAAGAAATTTATGAAATTGTAAATAATGATCATGAAATACTTGAAGATATGATTGATTATGATAGAGATTATTTAGTAGATTATTTTGGATTTAAAACATTAGAACGAGCTTATTTAATGAGAATTAATAATGTTATTGTAGAAAGACCTCAACATATGTGGATGCGTGTAGCATTACAAATTCATGGTAATAATTTTACTGAAGTAAAAAAAACATATGATTTAATGTCTACATTAAAATATACACATGCAACTCCTACATTATTTAATTCAGGAACATTACGACCACAATTAAGTTCATGTTATTTATTAGAAATGGAAAATGATAGTATAGATGGAATTTATGATACATTAAAAGAATGTGCTCAAATTTCAAAATGGGCAGGAGGAATTGGTTTACATATTCATAATGTTCGTGGTAAAGGTAGTTTAATTAGAGGTACAAATGGAACAAGTAATGGTATTATTCCTATGTTAAGAGTATTTAATGCTACAGCAAGATATGTAGATCAAGGCGGTGGTAAAAGAAATGGTTCATTTGCTATATATTTAGAACCATGGCATACAGATATTGAAGAATTTTTAGAAGCACGTAAAAATCATGGAGATGAAGAATTAAAAGCACGAGATTTATTTTATGCTTTATGGATTCCTGATTATTTTATGAAATGTATTCATGAAGATAAAATATGGTATTTATTTTGTCCTGATAAAAGCCCGGGATTATCTGATGCTGTAGGCGCCAATTTTGTTGAATTATATACAAAATATGTAGAAGAAAATAAATATGTTAAAAAAATAAAAGCGCGTGAGCTATGGTTTAAAATTCTAGATAGTCAAATGGAAACTGGAACACCATATATTTTATATAAAGATCATGCTAATTTAAAAAGCAATCAACAAAATCTAGGAACAATTAAAAGTAGTAATTTATGTTGTGAAATTATTGAATATTCATCATCTACTGAAACAGCAGTATGTAATTTAGCTAGTATAGCATTATCAAAATTTGTAAAAGATGATAAGACATTTGATTATGATAGTTTACATAGTGTTACAAAACAAATAACTATTAATTTAAATAAATTAATTGATGTAAACTATTATCCTAATGATAAAACACGTAAGTCAAATTTATTACATAGACCAATTGGTATTGGTGTACAAGGATTAGCTGATGTATTTATGTTAATGAATTTATCATTTACATGTGACGAAGCTAAGTTAATAAATAAATATATTTTTGAAACAATTTATCATGCTTCATTAGAAGCATCTAATGAATTAGCTATTAGTAGAAAAAATATATTTCAAAAACTACATGATATTTTATTACCTAAAGATGGAAGTTTTAAATTAACTTGTTCAATGAAAGAGTTACACAAAGAAGTATTAGAATATCCAACATCAGTTGATTTAATTAGTAAATTAGATTCAATTAAAGATGATAATTTACATGAATATAAACCAATTTATAATGAAATATTAAATTTATCATACCAACATGCGGGTTCTTATAGTACATTTACAGATTCTCCTGCTAGTAAAGGTCAATTACAGTTTGATATGTGGGGAATAACACCATCAACTAGATATAATTGGGGTTTATTAAAGCTGTCTATTATGGAACATGGACTAAGAAATTCTTTATTAGTTGCTCCGATGCCCACAGCATCTACATCACAAATTTTAGGTAATAATGAATGTTTTGAACCTTATACAAGTAATATTTATAGTAGAAGAACATTAGCAGGTGAATTTATTGTAGTAAATAAACATTTAATGAAAGATTTAATTGATAATGGTATTTGGTGTGAAGATGTAAAAAATAATATTATTGAAAATAAAGGAAGTGTACAACAAATAACAAATTTATCTGAACATTTAAAAGAAAAATATAAAACAGTATGGGAAATGTCAATGCGTGATATTATTGATATGGCTGCTGATAGAGGAGCATATATTTGTCAAAGTCAAAGTTTAAATTTATGGATTGAAGAACCTAACTATAAAAATTTAACATCAATGCATTTTCATTCATGGAACAAAGGATTAAAAACAGGAATCTATTATTTAAGACGTAAACCAAAACATCAACCTCAACAGTTTACTATTGCTCCGAAAAGTGTAGAAAATGAAGTATGTGAAATGTGTTCAGCATAAAAATATAATAATACAAGATATGAAAGAAAGAATAGAATAAAAAACAAAAAGAGAAAAAAGGAAACGTAAAAGTAATTAATTAATAATATTTAGATATAACATATGTTTAAAAAGATTTTAAAACTATTATTAATAATTTCAGCTGCGCCTTTTTTAGTTAATCGTCCTTTAAATAGACGTAAAATAATAGCATCTATTGGTGGGTTAACAACATCTTTAGCATTGCCTGTAAAAGCAGAAGAAGAGAAAAATAGCGCAAATATAATAGTTGAACCTTTAACTTTACATTTTTATGGACCAGTAACTGAAGAATCTTGTTTTCAATTAACATTTGCTTTAGAAGAATTAAATAAAAGAGCTAAACATCAAAAAGTAATTTATCCTGATTTAAATCCTAGTATATCATTACATATACAGAGTGGTGGTGGTTCTTTAATGCCAACATTTTATGTATGCGATGTAATAAAAAAAATAGAAACCCCTGTAGATGTATATGTAGATGGATTTGCTGCCTCAGCAGCATCATTAATTACAGTATGTGGAAATAATAGATATATGACAAAAAATTCAGCAATGTTAATACATCAATTAACTGGTGCAACATCAGGAAAATTTAATGAATTAAAAGATGAGATGACAAATTTAAATTTTTTTATGAATAAAGTAAAAAATATATACTTAGAAAATACAAAATTAAATATATCAGTATTAGATAATTTATTAGCTAGTGATGTATGGTTAGATGCTGAAACATGTTTAGCATATGGCTTAATAGATAAAATTATCTAAATATATATTATATATGAGAAGGTTTGAAACTAGAAGACCAAGTAAAATAAAGTTATCTGAAGATAGTTTAATTCCTACTTTACAAAAATTAGAAATATTACAAGAACGTTATAGTAATTTACAAAAATTATTAAAAGTATGTGAAAATGAAAAATCTTCATTAAAATTTGAAATAGCAAAATTAAATAAAAAAGTAACAAGATTAGGAAGTGAGAAAGCTGACATAAATTCTGAATTAATGAAAACTATATATAGTGGTAAAAAAAAGCAAACAAGAAAAAGAAAAAAAAAAGAAGCAGGCGCAACAATTAGTGCATTAAAACCTCATGAAAAAAAAGAGAAATTAAAAGAATATTTAATTAAAATACATAATAATAATAATAATACTACTGATGATGTTATAAATACGATTTTAGAACTTAGATTACATGATAAAGACTATGGTATTATAATGTTGGGAGTATTAGAATATTTAAGGGATAGAACAAATGGTCAAGCTATAACAATTACAGATAATTATGTTACAGAAAAGTTTGAATTAGCTAAGAATTTACAAGAAGATGGTACGCGATCCTTATCTGGTAAAAAATCAAAAAAAAAATTATAATTATATATTTTTTGTCACTATAATATTGAAAAAAAAATATATAATACAAATTAGAATAATCTACTATGATTATTAAAATATAATTTTTCATCTACTGAAATAAGAGATTTTTCAAATTGTTTATTGATATTAGAATATGTTTTAAAATCTTTATCCATATTTTTAATATTTTGATTGTTTTCTGTTAATTTAACAGGAGGTTCTTCTACATTTATTTTAGCATATTTTTGCCTTAATTTTTCTTCAGCGTTATAATCGTAATTTCTTGCTGAATATTTGCATGTATCAAAAACTTGTGTCCTATTATTAAATGTATCTATTGGTGTTTTTATATTACAATTTACATTTGGTTTATTAATATTAAATGTATATAAATCATATAAATTTTTATTTAAATTTTTTTGTTTACTATCAATAGATTCCATTAATAATATAATAATATATATTAAATATATTTTTATATAAGAAAATAATGTGTGGTATTTTTGGATTGTTAAATTATAAAAATAAAGATTTATTAATAACTGATATACAATCTATGTCAAATGCTGCTAAACATAGAGGACCAGAATCATCGGTATTATTATGTGATGTTTATAATAAAGATATTGCTTTTGGATTTCATAGATTAGCAATTAATGGATTAAATAGTGAATCTAATCAACCATTTGTAATAGATAATATTACATTAATATGTAATGGTGAAATATATAACTATAAAAAATTATTAAGCGAACTAGATGTTATTCCTAAAACTGATTCAGATTGTGAAGTTATCATATATTTATATAGAAAATTTGGTATTGAAAATACTGTTCAAATGTTAGATGGTGTATTTGCTTTCATGTTATATGATAATACAAATGATAAAGTATACATTGCGCGTGATCCATATGGTGTAAGACCATTATTTACATATAAATTAAATAATAAATCAAATATATATGGATTTGGGTCAGAATTAAAGCAACTTCATCCATTAAAATATCATTATGAGGAGGGAGAAATAAAACAGTTTAGTCCGGGTACATATAGAACATATAATAATATAAATAATGAATATCAATTAGAAATAGAAAGAACCTATAATACATTTAAGTTTGCTACTTTAGATATAGTAGAAAAAGAAAATTGGGAATTATATTATAATTTAATTCGTGATAAATTTGAAGAAGCAGTAAAAAAACGTGTAGAAACAACAGAAAGACCTATTGCTTGCTTATTATCAGGTGGTTTAGATAGTAGTTTAGTTACTAGTTTAGTGAAAAAATATTATAATGGACCACAATTAGAAACATATAGTATTGGTTTAGAAGGCGCCGAAGATTTAAAATATGCTAAACAAGTAGCTGAATTTTTAAATACAAAACATACTGAAATAATAGTATCTGAAACAGATTTTTTTAATGCTATACCTGAAGTAATTGAAAAAATAGAAAGTTATGATACAACTACTGTTAGAGCTAGTGTAGGTAATTATTTAATAGGTAAATATATAAAAGCAAATAGTGATGCTAAAGTAATTTTTAATGGGGATGGAAGTGATGAATTATGTGGTGGTTATTTATATATGCATTGTGCTCCAAATGCGTTAGAATTTGATTTAGAATGTAAAAGATTATTAAATGAAATATGTTATTTTGATGTATTACGATCAGATAGATCAATATCAACAAATGGATTAGAACCAAGAACACCATTTTTAGATAGAGGGTGGGTAGAAGTATATTTATCTATTCCTAAAGAAGTACGATTTCATGCTTTACATAAATTACCTGAAAAATATTTACTAAGAAAAGCATTTGATAATGGAGGTTATTTACCTGATAATATTTTATGGAGAACTAAGGAAGCATTTTCAGATGGTGTAAGTAGTTTAAATAGATCTTGGTATAGTATTATAGATGAAAAGGTAAAAACACTTAAAGGTTCATTTGCTGTAAATGAAATAACAGATATAAATAAACCAACAACATTAGAACAGCATTATTATAGAGATATATTTGATACATTATATTTAGGATGTGATACAGTAATACCACATTTTTGGATGCCTAGATTTGTAGAGGCGAATGATGCTAGTGCTAGAACATTAAAAGTATATAGTGAAACAATTCAAACATAAAATATAGTTAATGTGACAAAAACATAGAAAATTAGATAAAATTATAATTATAGCTGTGATAGTGCTGTTCAATAGGGGCGGGTGTTGGTGTATCATTTAGTTGACAATATTGAATATATCCTGAAACTACAAGTGTTGAATTAACATATTTCCAAACAATTTTTTTCGGACCACAATTTAAAGTATTTGTAGGTGAATATGCTGGGATAGGTGGGTTAGTATCATCATTCCACCAAGGTTGACAAACTCCTGGTAAAAAGGGTCCATTATATTCGCCATATTGGCGTTTAATACATAAAATCGAAAATGTAAATGTCATAATAATAGCAACGAATGCTAGTATAATAAAATATAATTTATTTTTGATATTTTGGTGGTCGTTTACTAATTGATAATAAATAGCCATTTTAAACTAATTTAAAATTGAAAGATAAATTCAATTTTAAATATAAAAAATTATAGCGACAAAAAAGTAAAAAATATATATTAGAGATAAATATATAAACAGATAGTATAATTTATTAATATATTATGGATAATATAAAATCTGAGACTGAAACAAAAAAATTAGTTGATATTGAAGTAGAAGATGAAAATAAAGCATTAAATATATTAGTATCATTTTGTAATTTAGCTCAGCAGCGCGGAGCGTTTAATATTGAAGAAAGTGCTAAAATATGGGAATGTATTAAAATGTTTAAAAAAGAGGAGTAAAAGATATTTATAATTGATTATATTATGATATTAGTATTTTAAATAAATGAATTTAAAATACTAATATAGCGACAAAAAGTTAAAAATATATACTTAAAATATATATATAATGGAAAAAAAACTATTAAATGAGCGTTCTTGTAATATTTTATTAACTTATTTTGATTGTGTAGAGTTACGAAAAGTAATGAGAAATAAAATATTACATACAAAAAATCAAGAATGTTTAGAAGTATATAGAAGAATATTTATATGCGAAAGAACAAATAATGAATTAAATATATTGAGGAAGCGTATGAAAGTTTAAG